GTGGCTGCTGGATCGCCTACCGCAACAACACCGGAAACGAGACCATGTCCAACCAGCACATCACCACTTGGAAGCTCAAGCCCGGCAGCGTTGCGGCGCGGGCGGTGGAACTGCTGCGCTTCCTACCCGCTGGCACCGCCCTGCATGGTGTGAACCTTGACGCACGGCTGGGGCTCGGCGAGCGCCGCGGGCTCCACACCCTGCTTCGGCCTTCCGTCGACCACGGCCTGCTGAAGGCTGAGAAGCGCGCGGACGGCGACCGACTCCGCACCTACTGGATGGACGCCCGCGGTGTGGCCGTGTGGGCTGAGGCCAGTTCCTCTACTTGAGAAGGGCACATGAACGCTTTTCAGATCCGACAGCTCATGCACCAGACGTTTCAGCGTCAGGCGCTCATCCTGGTGCCGGAGTGCAACTGGACCGGCCACGAGTGCGACCTGCTGATTGTCCACAAGACCATGCGCGTGATCGATGTCGAGATCAAGATCAGCCGCGCCGACTTCAAACGCGACGCCGCCAAGGACAAATGGTGGCACCGCATCTCGGTCGATGAGGCGAGAGCGCGCGGCTTGGACTGGTGGACGCACCGCGAACACGTCGATTGGCCGCGCAAAGTTTGGAAGCACTACTTCGCAATGCCGCGCGAGATCTGGAAACCAGAGCTGGCCGAGTTCCTGCCTTCGCCGATGTCGGGCGTGATCCTGATGGATGCCCGGGGCCCGCACGTCGAGCGCATGGCGAAGCCCGACAAGGCCGCTGAACCCATCAGCGCCAAGGCCGCAATAGACATCGCCCGCCTGGCCAACCTGCGCATGTGGGACGCCCTCGTCCATCAGCAGTCCACCCAACCAATCCGCCCCAAAGAAGAGGCAACAACATGACCACTATTCAAGCCCCCCAGCCTGCACCGGCGTCCAGCCAGTTCCGCAAGCGCCCCGTCGTGATCGAGGCTCACCAGTGGGACGGCACGGAGTCTGGAATCCAGCGCATCAAGGCGCACTTCCCGGCGCTGAACACCCTTGCAAAGAATGGGCACCTGGCGCGCGATGCGGTCACCTACTGGCGCATCGGCACTCTCGAAGGCGGGCATGAGGTCACCCCCGGCGACTGGATCATCAAGGGGGTGAAGGGCGAGTTCTACCCGTGCAAGCCGGAGATCTTCGCGATGACCTATGAGCCGGCCGCAATCCCAGCCCCTGAGGGTGGGCCGGCGCTGAGCGACAAGCAGATTGCCGCGATTGCATCTACGCATCCCCGCCGCGCCCGTGAGCCAGAAACAGCTTGGCTGTGCCGCATAGTGCGCGCCGCCCTTGCCGCACAGCCATCCCCAGCAGAGGGGGATGCGGAGCCATTCGCCTACGCCGATCCCAACCAACTCGCGGAAGGGGTGCACGACACGTTCCTGGTGATGCCGGCAAGCACTGGCAGGCATGGCGATGGCTGGCGCTTCAAGACGCCGCTGTACCTCGCCGCCAATGTGCAGCCCAAGCCCAAGCACACGGCAGAGGCTGAGCCCATCTCTAAGCAGTATCTGCGCGAGCAGGTCGCCAAGCAGATGGAGGGCGTCCACAAAGCCTTGAGCGCCTCATCCCCCGCGCCTGCACAGGCTGAAGCATTGCGCTTGGCGGACGCAATCGACCCGTTCACCCGCCGCGAGGCCCCAGACCACCTGACATCCAAGGTGGCCGCCGACTTACTGCGCCGCCTCGCCTCCGCCCAAGCCCCCGCAGTACAGGATGGGCACTCTGAACGCATCGAGTGGATACCGGTGCGTGGCTACCCACGCTACTCCTCCGTCCCAGAGCGACGCGAACCCTTGTCGGCATCTTCGCGCTGCGTGCTGCTCTGCGTGAATGGGGAATTCGCCGGCACGGGCTACTTCACCTATTCGGTCCTGGCCGGTGAAAACGAAGGTCTCGGTGAATGGAGCATCCCAGGGTCGGGCCTCTTGATCGACGACTACCGCAGCAAGGTGACGGCGTTCGCCTATCCGCCCAAGGGCCCGACCGCCACGTCCCAGCCCCCGGTACAGGGGAGCCAGCCATGAGCATGCACAAACAGCCGCTGACCACGCTGGAGCGCGAAGGACTGGAGAGGCATGGCATGCCCATCGGCACGCCGAGCCAATTGTCAGACTGCTTCCGTCTCGGGGTGCAGTGGGCTTTGCAGTCCGGCTACGCCGACCACTCCCACAAGTGCAAAGCCTGCGGGCTGGCATACACAACACCCGAAAACGCCGCGTCCGAAGACTGCCCGGCTTGCGGCAGCGATGGGGGCGACTTTCCAACCCCTTCACAGGGCACCGGCGCATGAAAACCAAACCCGAACCGCTCGACGAGGCGCTGGGCCGCGTCTTCGCACAGGCCGCCGCCGCGACGCGCCAAGACATGGCGCTGTACCGCAAGGTCCGCGAGGCGACGTACACCGAAGCGCTGAAGACCGTCCGGCTACTGCCGGTGCAACGAGCATGACCATCAACGTCCTTCACGGCGACTGCCGGACCCTGCTGGCCGACCTGCAGCCCGGCCAGTTCGACGCCTGCATGGCCGATCCGACCTATGGCGACACCTCGCTGACCTGGGACAAGGTCGTCGCCGGCTGGGTGCCGGCCGTCTCCCGCGTGCTCAAGCCGGCCGCCAGCATCTGGGTGTTCGGCTCCCTTCGATCCCTGGTGCGCGTCTTCGCCGAGCTTGAGGCCGAGGGCTTCAAGTACAGCCAGGACATCGTGTGGGAGAAGCAGAACGGCACCGGCTTTCACAACGACCGGTTCCGCCGCGTCCATGAGCACGCCGTCCTGTTCTATCGCGGCGCCTGGTCTGAGGTCTACCACCAGACCCAGTTCACCAACGACGCCACCAAGAAGACGGTACGCCGCAAGACCCGACCGACTCACACCGGCCACATCGAGGCCGGTCACTACGTCAGCGAGGACGGCGGCCCTCGCATGATGCGCAGTGTCATCTACGCCCGGAACGAGCACGGCCGCGCGATCCACCCGACGCAGAAGCCGCTCGAGCTGCTGACGCCGCTGATTCGGTACAGCGTGCCGCCTGGCGGGTCGTTCGTGGTGCCGTTCTGCGGCAGTGGCTCAGACCTGGTGGTCGCCATGGCTGAGGGCATGAGCGCCACCGCCTGCGAGACGGAGGAGGAATACGTCACCAAGACGCGCACGCGGCTAATCGAACGCCTGATGGAGCCGCAACAGACGGCCCTGAAGGTCTAACTTTCCCATCCCTGAAGAACGAGGACACACCATGAAGCACGCACGAGCCGACTACGACCGCATCCAAGACCCCGCCGGGAAGATCCCCGCCGATGAGCCGGTGTTTCTGCTGCGCGCCCAGGACGAGCTGGCCTGCAAGGCGGTCGCCTACTACGCCAGCCTGTGCGAGCAGGCGCAGGCGCCCGAGGTGGCAGCGAAGGCCCGAGGCCACGCGGACCTGATGGCGGCATGGCCCAAGAAGAAGGTGCCCGACCTGGCGCCTTCGCCAAAGCCCTGCGCAGCGTGCGCCGGCTCCGGCCGCGTGCTTTGGGCCGGGGAAGACGCTTCGACGATCTGCCCCGAATGCGGCGGCTCGACGCCGAAGCCCTGACGCTTTCCCATGTACCGGAACTGCCCATGCAAATCCTTGAACACCTCAGCGACGCCGAAGTCCTCAAGCTCGCCGCCAAGCCGACGCCCAAGCCGATGGCCGGCGAGTGGACCCTGACCGCGCCCGATGGCCGGACGTGGACGGCCGCCTCGCCGATCCACTGCGTGCAGGCCGAGAGCAACAGCCGCATCCCGCCCGACATAGCGCTCGCGCGCATCAGGGCCAGCATCATCAAGGAGCGCCCATGACCACACCCGACATTGCCGAAGCCCGGACGCAGTTCGACTACCTGCTGAACGCTTACACCGCCGCGGCGCAGGCAGACAAGCCCGCCGAGCACGACTACAAGGTCAAGCGCGAGGCGCTGTTTGCCTACGTCCGCGAGACCGAGCGCGCAGCCCGCAACCAGGCCGCCGAGGTGGAGCGGCTGCGCTCTGCCGTGCACTCCTGCGGCCCCACCTGTGACAAAGCCGGCTGCGTCAATGCGCGACTCACGCAAGAGCTTGAGCGGCTGCGCGCCCAGGTGGCGACGGTGGACGGTCATCGCCACATCTACAACGGCGCATGCCCGGATGAGGGCAACTGGGGCAGCCGCGACCCAGAGTGCCCAGCGTGTCGCGCCCTGGGCGCCGCCCCGGCAAAGCAGGCCGACCCCGCACGCGAGCTGCTGCTTCAGCGCATTGTGGACGGCGCCAAGCCAGGCGAGGGAGCGCTGACCGCCAGCCTGCGCGCTGTGGCTCGCGATGCGCTGGTACAGCAGGCCCCACCCCTGACGGTTGGGGATGAGCCGGTGGCGCCGGCAGCTCTCCAGCGTTGGGAGGCTTACCAGCAGACCAGGCCCTACGACCTCTATGCCAGCGGGCTGATTTCCCGAGAGAAATACGTAGCTCTCGCCGCCGAGGCAGAGCCGGTGGCGCTGACCGAGAAACAACGGCTGTACTTCGGCCAGGCGCACGAGATGCTGGACGAATACGCCGACGAGCTGGACCGCCGCGGCAACAACTCCACTGCGGCCGGCGCCAGGGCCAGCGCACATCAGCTGCGCGCCGTCCTCGCCGCTTCCCATCAGCCCGGGCCGGTGGTGAAGCCCTGCCTCTTCGGCGGCGACTGCAAGCACGGCGGCTGGTGCAGCGACGTGTATTGCCAGGAGCGGTGCCAGTTCAAGAAGGCCGGCAGCCTGCGCGCAATTGCTGACCTGATGCAGCAGGCGGACGGCGGATGGAACCTGCCGGCATCGGCGACGAAGCGCATCGCGGAGCTGCTGGACGACATGCTTTCGGCCTCGCCGGCCCATCCTGCCGCGCAAGGGGTGGGGACGGATGAAAAGCTTGCCGCCAGCATCGCTGGCATGGTGATTGAGTGGGTGGACGGCGGCATCAGTATGGGCACCGACTGGCGCTCGGGCCTGGCGGACATCATCGCGCGACGTATTGCACGAGCTGCGCCTGCGCCGCGGGATGACGAGGAGCTGGGGGAGGTCATCGACTGGGCCAACAAGCTGGGCGCCATTGGGCACCCCGATCGCGCCGCCGCTGCCATTCGGACCCTCGCCCAGGCGCCGGCCGCCGAGCCGCAGTGGCAGCCCATTGCAGACGCGCCTGACGACGCGCTGTGCGTCGTCGGCTGGCGAGACGCTGAGGCCGGCGAAGAGCATCACGACCTTGATTGGCGCGAGGACGGATGCTGGAGCCGGCACCACGACCACGCCGAGCACGTCGAGGTAATCGGCGGCCATGGCGTCAGCTACACGGCGCCCTACACCCATTTCGTGCGGCTGGCACCCCTGCCGGCCGCCTGATTCGATGTACGGAAGATGAACATGCGTGACCCTGAATCTCACTTGACGCCGCTGCAACGCGCCCTCTACGAACTCATGAGCGAGATCAGCGAAGACTGCTGGTGCGCGGGCTGGATGATGGGCAACGAGTTCGCTCTCTGGGACGCCATCGTCAGCGGGGACCGGACCTACGGCATGGACCAGATGGACGAGGGCCTGCTCGCGTCATGCAAGGCGCTGGCTGAGCAGGTCGGCGGCTGGATCGAATGGCGCGACGACGAGCACGGGCTGCCGAATGCCGAGTGGGGGCCGTACTTCATCCCCATGGCCGACTGGCTGGCGAAGTTCGCCAAGGACAAGGCTGACCGCGATGCGCTGGGCGCCGCACTCAGCGCCAAGGCGCCCACCTGAAAACCCATGTACGAGAACTGCCCATGACCACCGCCTACGAAGCAATGCTGTTCGCCCGCCAGGTCCACGCGACCCAGGTGCGCAAGTACACCGGCAACCCCTACACCGACCACTTGGCCGAGGTGGCGGGCATCGTCGCGACGCTCGACGCGCACGCCGGCCGTGGCTGGCCCTCAGGCCCCGACATCAGCATGAGCGGCATGGTGGCGGTTGCCTGGCTGCACGACAGCATGGAAGACCAGGGTGTGACCTACGAAACGCTGGCTTCGATGTTCGGCGATCTGGTCGCCAACGGCGTGCGCCTGCTGTCCGACCTGGAAACCGGCAACCGTGCCGAGCGCAAGGCAGCGTCCCGCCTGCGCCTTGCCGATGCGCCGCCATGGGTCCAGACCATCAAGTGCGCCGACCTCCTCAGCAACACCAGCAGCATCGTCAAGCATGACCCGAAGTTCGCCGAGGTCTACCTGGCCGAGAAGCGCCTGCTGCTGGATGTGCTGACCAAGGCTGACCCCCGGCTGCGCGACCTGGCGCGTCAACAAGCAGCCGCGTCCCATACCTGAAAGCTACCCATGCTGACCGCCGCCCAAGCCGCTGAACAGCTCGGCATCAGCCGCCGGCTGGTCTACGACCTGGCCAAGCGCGGCGAGCTGGTGAGCTACCGTTTCGGCGACGCGCTACGCTTCGACCCCACCGACCTGGAAACCTACCGCACATCATGTCGATCCGCTGGGACACCCGCAACAAGCGCTGGCGCTACGAATTCGACCGCGTCATTGAAGGTCAGCGGAAGCGAACTAGCCGACTTCTTCCGAAAGGCTGGAGTCAAGCCCAGGCCGACACCTTCGACCGCAAAGAGTCGGGCCGCCTCTACGCGGTTGCAACTGGTGTCGAGCGAAACGACGCCCTGATCGACGCTGCCGTCGTGCTGTATCTGAAGGACAAGACCGGGTTGAAGAGCTACCAGAGCGCCGTCGAGAACCTCGCGGCCATCGCTTGGGCCTACACCGGCAAGCCGCTGTCCGAGCTGCCCGAGGTGGCCCGCGAGGTCGCTGCCAACCGAGAAGGCGTGCGGGCGGGCAAGACGCTGTCCGACGCCACCGCCAAGAACCGGCTGGCGCTGCTGAAGGCCGCCTGCCGCTGGGCATGGAAGAAGCACGGGATCTGCGAGAACGACCCAACGACCCGGATGCAGTTGCCCAGCGTCCGCAACGAGCGGCACGTCTACGCCAGCCGGGCGGAGGTTGGAAAGCTCGCCATGGCCGCAGACCGCCGCGACGTGCGCGCGCTGATCCTGGCCGCCTTCTACACCGGCATGCGTCTGGGCGAACTGCAGCGCGTGCAGCACCTCGACGGACGCCTGGTGCTGGCCGACACCAAGAACGGCGACCGCCGCGTCGTGCCGGCGCACCCGCATCTAGAGCGCTTGGGCATCCTGACCATGCTGCCATTCACGACGGCGGAGAGCACCCTGCAGCGCGGCTTCCAACGCGCCCGTGCGCGGGCCAAGCTCCCGCACATCCGCCTTCACGATCTGCGCCACAGCGCGGCCAGCGAGATGGTGAACGGCGGCGTCGACCTGTACACCGTGGGCAAGGTGCTGGGCCATCGGGACAGCCGCAGCACCCAGCGCTACAGCCATTTGCGCGACGACACGCTGCTGGCCGCCGTCGGCAACATTGGCAAAAAGTCCCGCACAACGCCCCCGGAAACGCCCAAGAAAAAAGCCACCGGTTAGGGTGGCTTTGTCTATGGCGGAGAGGGAGGGATTCGAACCCTCGGTACGGGGATACCGTACGCCTGATTTCGAGCACGGCGCGCGCGATCTGCGTAGGATGCCGTCATAGAGGGCTGGAGCGTGGCGGCACGGGCGGCAAGTGCTGTTCTGGCGGCATGTCTGCCAGATTCCCCCGCACACCAGGGCAGCCTTAGCGCTCCACCGCTACCGTGTCCTGCCAGTCGCCGCCCTCACTCCACCGGCTGCGTCGGCTCAAACTCCACAACCCTGACACGGCCCGGGAAGAAGATGACGACGGGCAACTGCCACCAGCGCAGCTTGCCGGGGCTCAGCGGCACGAACTCAAGACCTGGTCGCCCGCCCCCTGTCACCTGGAAATGCGGCACCCAGCACGGGGCCAGAACGCTCGGCACGATGCGGAGCGCCGGCCGGTCGTGCTTGGGCTTGCCCATGGCGACCCAGGCCCGCACGCGCCGAAGGAACTCGGGCACGGCAAAGATCATGCAGTTGCTGCGCACGTCACTTCAGGGCGTCGCGCTGACCCCGTAGCTCTTCAACGTGTCGCGCGCCCTCTTCAACCAAGCCCGCGCCCTCGTCGAGTAGTCGAGCGATTCCGGCGAGTCGGTCGTCAGGACAGGCGGCGGAGGCAGCGGCTGCGGCGGTGACGGCGGCGAGACTGCCGCGCAGCTGCTCAAGGTCAGAGCGAGCAGCAAGAGCCCGGCGCGCGTCCGCGGCCTGGGCCGCGGCGAAGTTGTCGAGCTTGCGGATGCTGGAGACGGCGTTTTCACGTTCGGCCTTTCGTGCCTTCTCGGAGGCCTGCAGCGCAGCCTTGGCGGCCTTTGCTTCGGTCCAGCGATGGTGGGAGTAGGCGCCGGCCGAGAAGATGGCCAGCGACGCCGCAGCGATGCTGCCCAGCTTGATCGCCCACAGCGGGATCATCCCGGGTAGGCCAGCGTCGGCAGCTGGTGGTGAGGCGAGTCTGGAAAGCTCTGCCAGTCGTGGCCGCACTCGATGGGGATGCCGAGCGCCTTGGAGGCGCGCTTCATGGCAGAGACGACCTCCTCGAAGTCGGCGCGGACCCACTCGGCGCCGGCCTTTCTCACCGGGTAGAGATCGGCAGCATGGCCGGTCAGGTGCCGGCTCCGCATGGTGCGGGACTTGCCTTCCTTGAACAGTTGCTGCTGACGCGCGTAGGTGCGCACGCCCTCGACCACGCTGAAGTCCACCGCGGACAGCTCCAGCGCCCGGCGGATGACCTTGGCGAGGTCGGGGTGGATGTCCCGCAAGCGCGCCTCGCTGGTGCCAGAGAACCGGAACGCGTTCATGGCTGCTGCTCCTTCGCCTGGATCTCGGCGCGCTTCTGGACCACGTTGCCGGCGATGTAGGCGCCGACCGTGGCGCTGATGGTCAGGAAGTAGTAGTTGCCGGCCGGGTCGAGCTTTCCGGACCACTGCAGTGCTGTTGTGGCCATGCCGCAGCCCAGCGTGAGGACGAAGCGCCGCCCGCCCAGGCCCGCCATGGCTTGAGCGAGCGGGCTCATAGCGGCGCGCTCCCGGTGCTGTCGAGGAACTCGCGCGGCTTGCCCTTGATCCAGCCGCGGCGCTGGGCCAGCGGCTTCAGCACGCGCTTCCACAGCCATTCGATGATGAGACAGGCCGTGTAGAGCGCGGCCAGCATCGATGCCACCTCGCCCCAGGTCATGCCGCCGAGAAAGACGGCGCCAGCAGATGCGACCTTGGCGACGGGGTGCTTGATGTCGTCGGTCATCGCGTGACCTCCGCCCAGATGTCATGGGCGGCCGGCGTGATGCCGCCGCCCGTGACGTTGCGGTACTCGACACGCACGGTGTCAGCCGCCTGTACAAACGCCTCGACGACGATGCCTGTCTGCGCGATCCATGCATTGCTGATCGTGCCGACCGCAACCTGGTCGCCCGGCGTCGCATCGACCACGGTCAGTGCATAGCCGAATGTGGCGCCGGCTGCGATGAGGCCCGGATTAACAGGCGCGCCCGTCGTGGCGCGGCGCTCGCCCATTTGCCGGTTTGTGAAGTTGCTGTAGTAGTTGCTGCCCAGCCGACCTGTGAAGTTCGCACAGCTCAGCGCGTCGCCAGCCCCACCGTCGTTGATGAAGGTGTTGCCGGCCAGCGTCCCAAAGACCGCAGTCGCCCCCGCGTCGTTGTAGAAGTTGGCGGTGTCGTAGCTGCCGCGGAACAGGTTGCCGTTGATGTTGACGGAGCAATTCCCGGCCAGCTCGATCATGTGGTTGACCTCGCCGCCGCCGATGCCACCCGAGACAATGGTCGCGCCGGAAATCGTGAGGTTATCGACGCCATCCCCGCCGAACAGGATTCGCGGCCCCTTGAACAGCCCACCACTGATCGAGATGTTGGCCGCCAGCGTCGGCGCCGTCGTGATGGCATCGAAGATATACATCGTCTTCGTGGCGCTGTTGGGCTGGGAGATGACATTGCCGTCACCCCAGCTCAGGCCGTCGATGTTGACCAGCTTCACCACCGTATCGGTGATGTTGAAAAAGTCGCACATCTCGACACGGACGTTCGACGCCAGGGCAGTGGCGGTGCCAAACTGGATGCAGTCACCAGAGACGGTCGACACATCGAACAGGCAGTTCTTGATGACGATGTCGTCGCCTGCCAGATACAGGGACATGGCCTGCGGCTGCGCGAACGTGCAGTCGACGTAGCGCTGCGAATTGACCTGGCCGCCGCCCGTGCGGACCATGTTCACGAGATGGCCCGTGCCCACCACGGTGTTCGTGCGCAGGATCATCTTCTCGACAGAGAACGATGTGCTGCCGGCCCCAGGCGTCACTTGAAAAAGGTCGGTGTTTGCCGCCGTCTGCGTCAGCCGTGAGCCGAAGGTGTATTCACTCTGCCCCTCGCCAAAGATGCATACCTTGTTCGGAATCGTCAGCGCCGCGTTTACGCCGTAGGAGCCCTGCGGGAAGTAGATCGCGCCAGTCCCGACGCTCGGGCTGTAGGAGCCATACGTCACGCTGTCGATGTTGGCGGCTGCCCAGTTGATGGCGGCCTGAATCGCTGCCGTGTCGTTCTGGCCCGCCACCATGGCGCCACCCGTGTAGTTGCCACGGGCGCCAAACTGTTTGACGCTGACTGTGCCCTCAAGGATTAATTTCCAGCGCCCGCCGTCGCTGGCGACGATGATCGTCCCGCCGTTGTCGGTACTAGTGGTGTCGGCCGCGTCGAGGTAGTACGGGCCGCCACCGCCATCGCCGGCCGCGTAGTAGCCGGTGACGAACGCCCTGCTTGATGGCGACGTTTTCAGCAAGCCCCTGAGAGCGGAGATGGAGTCGACAACCTGGGCGCCACGTCCGATGAGCGCTGCGCCCTTGGTGGCGTCGGAGGTGTTGGCGAGGTCGGCGATCAGCTGGGCGAGCGCCGTTGTGAGGTTCGCGATGAGGATGCCGATTGCCGTATCGGCGGCGCGATACTCGGCATCAACTTCCTGGATCGCGGCCTGGACATTCGTTGCAGACACCGTGGCGGTCGGCGTGAACGTGACTTGCGTTGCGCCAGGGGCCGCACCAAGGGAGAACAGGAGCCATTTGCCGGCCGCGAGGTCTGTCGCGAACGTGCCGGCCGTGTGCGCCGACACTGCGATGTAGGTATTGCCGGACTGACTGACCAGATCCTTGTAGGCGTAGGCCGTTGCAGTCAGCCACGGTCCGCGCGGCGTGGCGCCATAGCTAGTGAGCAGCGCCAGCACTTCGCCGGCCAACGTGAACAGCTTCACCCGACCGTCGCGGATCTCGCCGTCGTCGCGCTGGTTCAGCGACAGGTTCGCGAGCGTGGCGGTCAGCGTGGTTGCAATCGCCGAAAGCTCGGCGTCCAACGCGGCAGTTCGGACGGTGGAGCGACCGCCTACGTTGTCGCGTTCTTCGTCGCTGAAGTCAGTCGACGGCGTATAGGCAGGAGGTTGCATGGTGAGGCATTGAGCCCGCTTGCCGCATGAGCTTTTTCCACGAATCCGCTAGACTCGCGCGATGAGTGCAGAGTTCCTTTGGTGGAAGGCGGGGATCATCCTTGCCGTCGTTGCCGTGTACGGCTTCCTCAAGGGCCTGTTTGCGTGGCCAGAAGAGGGGCCGCTTGAAGAGCAATCCGAGGAACGCCGCCAGGATTGAATAGCGCCGCCATCGCTGCCGAGGTCTTCGGGTCTTGCATCAGCTTTGCCGCACGCTGCGGGTCGAGCATCGCCTGACCCATCAGCTCCATGATTTGTTTGTCGGCGCGCCCATAAGGCAGCTCCAGGAGCCTACCGATTGCAGCGGTCGCAGGCGTGGAGCCGCCAATACGCTTGCCAAGCGACCCCTGCAGCAGAGAGTTTGAGCCGAGCTTTTGCACGGTGTCACTGCCGACCGCCTTACCGGACGACATGGCCAGCTGGCTTGCGTTGAGATCTGCAGCGAGGCGCCTCAGAATGTCAAGTTGCTCGGGCGCCAATTCCTTGATGAGGTCGCGGCCTTCCGTCTTTAGCAGGTTGTTCAGCTTCGCAGCACTGAGCACGAGACTGCCGTTGCTGTCGACGGTGCCTGTCTGAATCCGCTGCAGCACGTCCTGCAGCTTCTCCATCTGGTTGATCGGAACGGACTGGCTGGCGTATTCCTGCAAGTAGTCGCGCCAACCGGTGCGAGCTGCGCCGGCCGAAACAACACCGGGCTGGGCAAGCGCCCCGCCGTTCACGGCCATTGAACGCCCGCTGGACGGCTGAACGCGACGGCCCGCCATCTCGATCAGGTTGTCGATCACGTCCTTCACGCCGATCAGCTGCTCGGAGGCATAGCGGAGATTCCCGGCCTCGCCCTGGAGCTTCCCGCCCAAGATGTCGTTGATGTCCTTGCGCACCGCGTAGAGCGCGCGGGCGTCGATGTTACCGGCATCATCGGCAAGCCCTGCGATCTGGCTGCGAATGCCGCCTAGCGCTTGCTGGACGATGCGGCCGGCGTTGTCGGGGCGCTTGAGCATCGTGTCTAGACGCGAAAGCATGGCCGCCGCAGGGAGTTGCCCGGCCGCCGCCAAGGCGCTCTCACGCATTGCCGCCGTCGCGGCGTCGCGCGCCTCTTTGGCCGTGGCAATCTTGCCTGTGTTGCCGGCAATGGCTTCCAGCGCGGCGGTGCGCGCGGCGTTCTGCGAGGTCTGACGCGAGGCCAGTTCTGCAGCATACGAGGGGCTGACGCTCTGCAAGGTGCGCGCGAGCCCAGCGAGGCCAGAGTCGCCCGCCGCCGCCGCCGCTGTTGGCGCAGAGCCCGGAATAACTTCGCCAGCCGCAGAAAGCGCCGCCTGCGCCGCCTTCGGATCTGCAGCGAACTGCCGCAGTGTTTCGCCGACGATTCGCTCTTGGCCGCCCTGCATGAATGGCCGGAACATCGCCCCCGCCGCTTGCGCGCCTCGCTTGACCAAGCCAGCAGCGCCGGGCAGCGCGCCGCCGATCAGCGCCCCAATGTCCGTGTCGGTCGGGTTGACGGCTGCGGCACTGACGCCGCCATTGATGGCTCCGCCTGCAGATCGGACCGCCAGCCCCGTTGCGCCACTAACGCCTTGAGCGCGCATGCCGCTAGTGGCAATCGCATCAGCGAGCGGCGCCAAGACGCGCGGAGCGACGCCAGCGTTAGCCAGCGCCTTGACTGGCGCGGCAACCACCCCGCCAGCAGGGAGCGTAGCCAGCACCTGGCCGGCCACGTCGGCGACCTTGTACGTCGTGCTGTCTTTGCCCGTCTCGTCCATCTCTTTGTTGAAGGCGTCGAACTGCTGGCGCTGCTTCTTGTAGAGATCCACGCTTGGGAACATCGACGAGATGGCGCCACCTAGCGTGTCCACCACTCGATTGAAGCCGCGCAGCGTGCCGCGTCCAGCGTCGGCGAGCATGCTGGTTTCTTCAGGCGGGGCGGCGGGCGCCACTGCCGCTGCGGCAGGAGGCTGCGCCCCGTAATTGCTCCATGGCCCGGGCTTCGCCTCCGCAGGCTTTGCGTATTTCTCCCATGGACCGGTCATTGAACCTTCTCCCATGCGCCCTGATCGGCGGGGTTGCCGCCCTTGAAGCGGTAGCCGTTCTCGACGGCGCCGACAGCCGGGCCGCCGCCATTGACGGGAATCGGCTGAGTGCCGAACTCGTCTGCGAGCGCCTGCGAGCGCCTGCGCAGGCCGCCTCGGGCCTCGCTCAGCTGCTGCTTGAGCCCACCCTGTCCGTACATGGCGCCGCGCAGCGTCATCGGGTCGGTGAGCACCCTACCCAACACCTCTAGGTCGGGGCCGGTCAAGGCGCCGAGCGCTTGGGCTTCCTTGTACTGCAGCTGCAGGTCGCCCATCAGGGCCTGAGCCTTGGCCCGGATCTTGGGGTCAGCCTGAGTCCTCGGGCTTCTCGGGTCAAGGTCAGCGATCAATTTTTCGTACTCGTCAAGGCCGGTACTCAGCGCGCGAAGGGCGATGTTCATCCGGCGCACTTCGCCGGGCGGCGGCTTGGGGGCAGCGTTGTCGGCCGGCCCGCCCTTGATCGGCGTGAGCGTACGCATCCCGGATGCGGGGTCCACATCACCCCATGCATAACCAGTCGGCGCCTTGACGCCGCCTTGGCCAAGTTGCTTTGTTTCCTCGCGCGTCTTGACTGCGCTGGCCCGGCTATTGTCAGCAGCCGCGTAGCTCTGCACCGCATTGGCCCGCTGTGCGCCGGCTTGATCTTTCTTGAGTGCGATTGACCCCTGCGCCATCGGGTTGGACGTGTCGAGCCCGCCGCCGAACAGGTCGAGCACCGAGCCGGTAGCGTCCGCGTTGTACAGCGCCTTGCCAGCCGCCGCAGCCTGTCCACGACCGATGGCGCCGGCCTGGGTCGGGTTGGCAATCGCCCGGTCGCTGAGGTCCTGATCGCGATAAACGTCCAGAGACTTGGCCCAGTCGCCAGCGCCGATGTCCTTCTGATTGAGACCGACCGGCGCCATCCGCACCAGCGCCTGAGCGATCTTGCTCTGAATCTCGTCAGGGATGCGTGCCGCCACGCCGGCCGAGCCGTCAGGGTTCGGGCCGTCAAGGAACTGCCCCGGAATGGTCGGCGTCGAACCGTTGCGTGTCGCCTCCATGAAAGAGCGCAGGAGCGGCAGGCTCTGTCCGGACGAATACGCCGCCAGTTCCATCTGCTGATCGGGCCGGCGCGCGAGGTTCGCGGTCTCTGCGCGCTGCTGGGCCGCGTCCGCGTCGTACTTGCCGGCAGCCGCCTCGGACTGCTGGACGTTGGCCAGCGCCTGCGCAATGCGGCTCTGTGTCAGATTGGCATCGTCTGCCGCCTGCTGGCGAACTTGACCGCCGCCGCCGATGGCCATCGCCAGGCGGGACAGACCGGGTGCCGCCGCATTGAGCGCGTTGGTCGAAAAACCGCGAGTTGGCATGGTCAGCCTCCGAATCGAATGCGGGCCGTGTTGCCCCAGAAGCTGGAGGCAGGGGCGGGGCCGAGCTGGCCGCCTTGCCCGCCGAGCGTGTATGCGCCCGAGCCGGCCCCGGCGCCACCGGCGCCTGCGGCAGCGCCACCCGCCCACGCGGATCCGGCTGCAGCCGCCAGCTTGCCAACGGTGCCCCACCAGGGCGCCTGCACGTTCTGGGCGTCCAGAGAATCGGCATTGGCCAGGGCGCGATTCGTCGCCCCAGCGCTGGATAGCTCTCCCGCGATGGCCGATTGGCGCAACCCTTCCTCGTTGCGCAGCCGGCCAGGGGCGCGCACCTTGGACAGTTCGCGGGCAATAGCGGTCAAGCGATCGCCCTCAGACAGCGCGCGGTCCGCCTTGGACTTGATGAAGTCCCCCGACACCGCGCCAGCGTCACCAGCCGCATCGATCATCTGCGCGCCCGCGCCCTTGTCGACCGACCCGCCTACATCACCGAGCGCCTGGGCGAGCGCCGCCTGCTCTTGAGCCTGCATGGCCAGCAGGCGCTTGTCGGCCCCGTAGTTCTGCCCCTCGGCAACAAGCTGAGCTGAGGCCTTGTCCTGCGCCTGATCGGTGCGCTCCATGGCCTTGTTGATGATGCCGCGGCGCTCCTTGTCGGCGTTGCGCTCGGCCGCCATGTTCGCGGCCGTGCCAGCCGCCATGAGGATGTACGGTGCTGCTTGCATGCTCAGACCCCCACGTTGCTGATGAAGCCCGAGGCGCCGGGGTTCTTGGTTTTGTTGTTGCGCGAGAACAAGCCGTAGATGTCGGTATCAAGCGCCGACTGCCTGCCGCGCGCCGCCTGGCTCTTGGTGTAGAGCAAGCCTGCGTCTCCGAACAGGTCGCCGATGTTGGTCCCCTGCGCGTTCGAATAGGCTTTTTCGCTGTTGACCTGCAGCTGACCAAGTGCAGAGCTGAGCGCGCTGCTCTGGTCCATGCCGGCATCGATGGACTGGAGCAGCTGCAAGCGCGATTGCTCATCGCTGTTGCGCAGATCCGTGCGCGCAGCGTCAGCCTTGCCGCCCAGGTCGAGCAGGCCCTGTTTGTAGGTGCGGTCGATCAGCGCGTTCTGGTCGACATCGACGGAGCCCCCCTGCAGCCCCTGGGCAAACAAGGCGAATTTGTTGTCGCGCGCCGCGTTGGTCTTGCGCTCATCAAACCCGCGCTTGCCGGCCGTGAATGCGTTGTCGCGGACGGTGCTGTAGAGGGTGTCCCGCGCGGTCTTGTTCTTCGCTGCCTCCGCCAGGTCGCGCTGATATCCCCCCATCGCCCCGCCGTAGCTGGTCGGGTCGGTTGACATTCCCGGGTCGGTGCCGCCGCCAGTCCACTCCCCGGCGGGGTTGTACTTGGTGAGGCTGTCCGGCACAAAGCCCTGCAGCGGGTTGAAGTTCCAGCTCTTGCGCTGGTTCGGCACCTGGAAGTCGGCCGAGGACGGCGCAACGGTCGGCGCGATGCCAAACGCAGCGTTCAACGCATTGCGCGCCGCCGCCTTCTTGTTCTCGGTCTGCTGCTGCTTTTGCGCATAGCCGTCGTCACCGCCTCCGCCGCCGCCCATGGGGACTCCTTTCGGGTTCGATGTGTTGTGCTGGATTTCTCATGGGAACCGGCAGGGGGTGGGGATCAGACGCTCGGCACCAGCGGCAGCGCGAACTGGCCCGCCTGGAAGGTCACCGCAGTGCCGGCGGCATCGAACTTGAGTTGCAGGTCGATGTAGAGGCTCGTCACGCCCGCAGGCACGATGAAGTCGCCGGACTCCAGGTCCATGTCGATGTCGGCCTGCGTGATCTGCGCGGCGGTGTTGCTGGCGCCGCCCCAGTTGTGATCGACAACGCGGGTCGAGAACGTGCCCTCGGCCGTCGTGAAGACGACATACATCAGCAGGCTCTGCAGCACCGCCTGGCCCGTCAGCCCGGTCACGCGGACATGGGCTACGCCCTTGCGGCGCTGGCCCGCAGTGACCAAGCCGGCCACCGTCGACTCAGCCGCGCGCGTCGTAATGCGCAGGAGATCGTTGTCGGCCGTTGGGGATGCGACGAGCTGCTGGTAGTTACCGACGCCATTGCCCCAAGCGCCCGTGCCAACCGTCGCCGTCACCGAACCGGCGCCGAAACCGCCCGAGGCATAGCACGTCAGGTTTGCCGCGATAGCCGTCGCGGTGATGGTGGCCCCGCTGCCGTTCGTGCCGCCGCTGGTCGTGATGAGCGTGGGGGTTGGAAACGGCTGCGTGCTGGTGGCGTTGTTGGTGGCGTCGTAAGCGTCCAGCGCGGAGGTGGGGCACGGTGACACGCTGGGATTGATCGTGTCGAGGATGGCCTGCAGCTTGGCGCCGATCAGCTTGGCGTACAGCGGCGTGAAGTGGGTGTTGTCGCTGACCTCGTAGCCGGTGCGCTTGCTGCCGGTCGCACTGGCCGGGTCGGCGCCGATCTGGTGCTCGTCGATCAGATACACGCCGGGCATGGAGCGGACTAGCTCGATGATGCCGGCCCGCATGTTGGCCGTGAATGCGCCTCCCGAGGCCGTGCTGCCATATGGCGGCAGCGTCGAGATGATTAGCTTCTTGCCCGATGCCACGATCTGCTGGGCCATGTACGTGACATCCGCCAGCACGCCAGCGACCGCAGCAGCGCCGCCCGTCGCATCGTTGGTGCCAGCGCGCAGCCAGATGACCGAGGCATCACCGGCCAAGGCCAGCGGCAGCAGCCTGGCGCGGATCTCGGCCGCCGTGGCGCCGCTGGCGCAATAGCCGCGGATCACCGGGCGAGCCGGGCGCAGATGCGTCACCGGGCCTTCGGCGTGGTAGGCAGACAGCAGGCTGATGTACCAGGTCTCCCCGGACCCGAGAGACTGTCCGGTGCCGATGTTGACGCTGAACGTGTTCGCGTCCACGCGCGTCAGCGTCAGGTTGTCGTAGCAGTCGCCGGCCGTGCTGGTGATGCGGCATAGCATGCCGGTGAAATGGCCGTGGCTGGTCTGGGCGAAGCTGGCCACACCGGTCGAGGCGCTGTACGTCGGCTCACCGGTGAGCGCGCTCGTCGTGTGTGTGCGATTCATCAGCGAATCGCCCAGGATGCCCAGGACGATGCGGCTCCCACCCCCTGACACCAAGGAGTTAAGCGCCGTCAGTTCGGCGCCGTTGGCGAAGAACTTGCCGGTATCCGGGTCTTGATAGGTTGGCGCAGGGGAGGACTCCTCCCAGGGAGGGAGAGTTCCGGGGCCAATCGGGGCGCTCTTGGAGCCGTCCGCGTTGATGTCGTAGATGGTGAAGGTCTGCGCCCAGATCGTGCGCTGCTCGGAAGTAATGCCAAGCTTCGGAATCAGATTGTTCGCGTCTTTCTGAACAAGGATGTCTGCCATGTCTGCCCCTTACAGCGGCTGATAGTTCACTATGTAGGTGCCGCCCGTGAGCGCCAGATAGATGCCGGTATCGCACCGCACCCCCTGCCCTGCGCCAGCCGGGGTGATGACGGCACCAGCTGCAGTCGTGGCCTCGGAGGTGATGGGCGCGACGCCAGAAGCGGCGGTGTTGTCGTAGACCGTGATGGACGTCCCAGCCGTCACAACCTTGACGCTGAGCAAGATGCACGCGCCGGTATAGACAACCCCGGACGACGACAGCACGGCCGAATGGGTCGCGTTGGCGGAATTCGGCGCGACCTTGTTGGGAACATCGTCCGCTGAGATCCACTGGCTACCCGGGCCGACTCCAGCTGTCGTCATTGCTTCTTCCTCACGATTGACCAAACCTGCACGTCTTCGCCGCCGAAGCCCGCGCAGCGCCTGACGCCTTCGAACTCAAAACCGAGCCTGCGCACAAGCTCCTGCGCCTCGGGCCAATCGGCCATTACGTGCGCCTCGATTCGCCGTTTCCCGTGCTCGTTGCTCGGGTTCAACGCATTTGAGATCACTGTGCGGGTTTGCCGAATGACTTTTCTCCACGATTCGGGCCGCAGGCCATCCACGGCGACCAGCCACATGAAGCCGGTCCAGTCGTTGAGGAAATTCACGCCAGCAATGACAGATGGCCGGCGGTCGACATCAAGAACCCATGCCGGGCCGTAGCACTGCCAACGGTTCGCGGCAATGTGGTCGTCGCTGACTTCGCCAAGCACCGCCCGGAAGCCGTCACGGTCTCTCTGGCGCATGCGCGACACGACATGCATCGCGTCGGCCAGCGTCAGTTCGCGGATCAAGTGACGGCCCCAAGGACTTGGTAGTAGAGGGTCAGCTGCGAGACCTCAAACGCCTCGTCAGCCTCATGGCGGAACACCGGGGCCAGGGCGGTAGCAACCGCCTCGACTGGCACCATGTCATCCGGCCGCGTGTCGCCGCTTATGACCTGCGAAATCGTCTCTTTGTCCTGATCGCGCGGGTCGTACTTGAACGCCACGCTTGCCGAGCCCTCGGTCACGTACTTGGCCCCGGTGAACTGCTTCGACACTCCCGGGGTCTTGGCGTCCTGGAAGGCCATCTGCACTTCCACCGCGACAGGCTCGCCATCGTCGGTGTAGGCAGTCGCGTCGACCTGATACAGATCGTTGTCCGAGCGCAAATAGACCTTGCCGTTGACCGTGGCCGCCGCCTTGATTCGCACCGGCAGCGTGTAGTCGGACCAGCAGGCCAGCTTTGACGATCGGCTGTAGGTGTAGGCCCAGACCTTGGACGTCGTGCCGTTGTCGAAGAACGTCCACATCTGGCCCAGCTGCGGAATCCAGACGCTGAACGGGTCGATTCGGACGGTTGCCGAGACGGCTGCCGATGTGTCTATGTCTGGGACAACAAGCGTGTCAATGGGGACGCCAATGTCCGTATCGTCGATTCTGTCGGTCTGCTGGGTCACGGTCATTGACCGGAAGCCGTAGGGGCTCAAGAAAACCAGATCGCTGGCGAACTCCGCGAGCGTGCTGGATTCCGTCGTCCCCACCCCGTTGATGCGCTTGCGAATTGCGTTGGCGCTGGGGTCGACCTGCACGTCCCAGATCTGCGCGCGGTCTGGGTAGAACACAACCAGCGCGTCTTCGAACGTGCCGACTGCCGTGCATGCGGTCTTGGTGTTCTGTTGCCGACCGGTGGGCAGGAAGCCCGCATCGCTGCTGGTCGTCCAGTCTCGCGCGTCGCCGGCCGCGCAGTACCGCACAGTCTCGCCATTGATGGCAAAGATGCGCGCAGCCGCCACCGCAATGCTGCCAGTCCTGGGGCAATTGCCGTCCGCAATGTTCGTGTCGGGGCCGCCGTCAACATAGTGGTGCCGGGTCGCGTCAGGGATGATGACTGATGCCCCGCCGCTGGTCGTGAACGACTGGTTGTGCACAGCGACGACGTAGGGGTAGCCTTCAAATAAGACAACCTGCTTGATGCCAGCCAACGTCCCGGGCGCAACTGGCACGGCGCTCGTGAACGCCGTATCCAGTTCGATGACGCTGACGCCAGACGGCGGCACATAGCCGGCACCCTTGTCGGCGAACACGTTCAGCCCACCATTGATCTCGGCCAATCCGTGCGAGCCAGCCAAGCCTGTAGCCTGGAGGCTGAGACAGGGGCGCTTCCTGATGCGCTTGCCTGTCGTGATGAAGGCATTGCGCAGCACCCACAGCCGCGACGCCTCCTGCACGTTGATGGGCAGGCGACGGTCAAGGCCGCCCGAGAAATCGCCGAACGTGATTGAAGGCATTAGCGCGCTCCGTACTGCTTGGCCTGCTGCTGGTGCAGTCGTTGCGCATACGCTGTGGCTTCGGCCGGGCTCTTGAACTTTCCGAGATGCCGCCCGGTCTTTTGAAACGTGGCGATAGCCTCTTCGTCACCCATGACTCGACCGTCATCCGACACGGTAGGAATCAAAACCTCGGGCCCGCCGAAGTTCACAGACATGGATCGGACGGTGCTGATTGAGCCGTCCTTATTGCGCACGACAGGGCGCGCACTCAGGTCGATGTTGCCAGGCTCAACAAGCCCGCCCATGGCTGTGTTCATCGCTGGGCGCGAGGCGCTCGCGGCCGGCTGGCTGGCTGCTGGCGTCGGACCCATCAGACCACCACAGGCTTGCGCTCAGACGCCAGCGGGTTGCCACGCCTGAACACGCCATTGCTACCGATGGACGTGCTGCGGATGCCGCCGATAAGCGCATCCAGCTGGCCTTGGTACGCCTGCGCGTCAGGCTGGCGATAGTGCAGCTTCGCATTCGTCAGCGCGTGCAACAGGACCATCTCGTCATCGAGCGTTGCCGGGTCCGTGTCCACCGTGAACCGCTTCAGGTCGCCGACGAACCAGACGCGCATGGTGTAAGCGGCGTCAGCCTTTGGGTACACCAGCAGCTGCGCGAGGCGCTCATAGCGCTGCGGCTCGCCCTGCGTGTCCATGGTCGACCACATATCGGGAGAGATGGTCTCGCACAGCTTCAGATGCTGGCCATTGACGATGGTCTCGATGCTCAGGATTCGGCGGTCGCGCGTGCATCCTTCGGACCCCATGGCGCCAGTCGTCGGGTAGTCGTAGAGGTTCTGCGACGTTCCGGTCGTGATGTCGTAGTAGTCGGTGAGGTGCTTCCAGTCCTGCAGCCAATACAGCTGGGTCTGACCGTTGCGCAGGAAGCTGTCGATCAGCGTGCCGTTGGCGCCCCCGGACGCGCCCATGCCGCCCATGCCCAGGCGGGCAAGGATTTCGCTGCGGAGCGCGCCGAGGGTGCGGAAGGCCATGGCTTATGCGAACTCGCCGGCCAGTTCCTCGGTGAGCTTCAGCAGCTCGTCGCGAGGCATGGTGTTCAGCTTGGCGTAGGCCTCGCCAGCGGCGCGGCGCTCTTCAGGCGTGGAGTCGCGGCCGATCTGCGGCAGGTAGCCGTAATCCGTCACGATGCCGCGCAGCTGGGCGTCGGGCATGTCTTCGAAGCCGGACAGGCCCAGAGCGCGCTCGAACTTGCCTTCGTTGAAGCGGCCATAGACGTACTCGACCACCGGCACCTTGACTTCCGGGTGCATGCCGTAGGCCACGGCCAGGCGTTCGAACTCAGTTTCAGCGCTGCCGTAGAACACATTGCCGATGCCGGCGACTTCGCTGGGCGGCTTGATGCGGTCCTGATTTTTGTTGTACGGCAGCAGGGTCGGCGAGATCCGTGCCGAATAGCCCTCGTCCATCGTGCTGGGGTCGGTGATCTTGATGTTGTCCTTACCGTGCACTTCTTCCAGCACGGGGAATTCGTGGTGCCAGATCACCTTCGAGATCTTGGACATGGCGTCTTTGCCGTGAGAGATCACGACAAGGATGCGGCGGGACAAAACTTTGTCGTCGGCAGTGGCGGTCTTGCGGGGCGGGGCCATGAGTGCTCCTTATTGGTCTGCGGCGGTCAAAAAGGACCGGGAAGCGAGGCCACCCGGCCTAAAGCCCCTGTCTGACCGCCAGGCGACAGGAATGCGGAAACGGGGAGCCCGGCCAGGGTTGATCTGGCCAGGCGCGTCATCAGGCGATGGCGAGAACGGCGTGGGCGTTGCCACGGTTCATGGTCAACGCGCCCTTCCAGGTGATGGCCCAGTAGTACTCGTACCGGTCATACGCGCGGGGCGGCTTGCGGCTGATCATGTCGTGGCCCTCGATGGGGCGCAGCTTGATGTGCTGCGTGTTCAGCATGTACATGCGCTTCTCCCACAGCGTGGCCGGGGCATAGCGCGTGTCGAGTTCGCTGAACTCGGGGGACCACTGGATCTCGGTCTTCTGGAAGGTCAGCACTTCCGTGCCGCCCTCGACCGCCTTGCCGAAACCGCCGGGGCCGTAGTCCATGCGCCCGAAGGTGTTCAGCATGAAGTTGCGGTAGCCGTCGACGAACGACGAGCCGGCAACCATCAGGTCCGGGCGACCGCCGTTGCGCATGCAATTGCGGAACGTGGTTTCCATCGAGTTCAGGATGGTGCCGGTCGTGGTCGTGGTCGTCAGACCGGTGGCCACGTTGTTGCGCCAGTAGGCGTTCGACGAACTGGACCGGTCGATGCCGCCGACCGTGCCCGTAGTTGGCGTCAGGCTGACGAGCGAGTCGAGACCACCAACGGCGTCGACAGACTGCGTGCCGTCCAGGTGCAGGGCATAGCTGAACTGCTCCTGGAAGCCGAGGCGCAGCGATTCCGACTGTTCCTCGATGAGGTTGGTCAGCTGGATCTTCTCGGCCTGGCTGGCGCTGGACTGGCGCTCGTCGGTGACGATGATGCCGTTTTGCGTCAGGCGGTCTTCATCCAGCGCGAAACCGTCGTGGCACGAGCGCCACTGATAGTTCGCCTGCTCGATGGTCTGGCGGCGGTTGTAGGTGACGACGGCCGAGCCGTTGAACCACTGGAAGTTCGAGCCGTAGCCCTTGCGCAGCTGTTCGACGACATACTGCTTTGCGCCCGGAGCGGTCTTCTTCTTGGCCTGGAGGGCCTTCAGCAGAACGCGCTCGACGGCGACCTGATCGACGGGATTGTTGGCGAGGTAGAAGTCAAGGCCGATCTTGCCGGCGTCTTGAATCTCTTGTGCGGAAAAAGGCATATGGATCTCCGAATGCATGTGATGCCGATTGCTCGGCGACCGTTGCGGCAGACGACCCGCTCTCTACGTCTTCACATGCCCCCGGCGACCTGGGCTCACGCCATGCGGATTCGCCTTGCGGCGCGGCTCCACGGGCCGCTGTTGCCGGTGCGCGAGGCCGGCGTAACGCGCTGATGTTCACCCGTTGGGGAACATCGCGGCGAACATGGTGTTCGGCCGAGGCACGCCCGACGTTTGACCGGTCGGGCGGAGTGGCTGGGATGTGGGTGCTGGTGCGGTGCGACGCGCAGCCCCCACGGCGTTCTTGATAAGCGTGTACTGCTGTTTGACGAGCGCGGCCCAACGAGCGGGCGGCACGTCTTGCACCAGATCCTTGATGCCGGGCAGCAGTTGCGCCTCGATGGCGGCATAGTCGATGTCGGTCGTTTGCATCTGCCTGCAAAACGCGTCGATGTCGCCGGTTGCCTGCTTGACCAGCTGCTCGGCCTGTTGGGCTTGCTGTTCTTGCTGCTGGCGCTGCTGAGCTACTTGCTGTTGGCGTTGGGCGTGCTGCTGGTTGAGCGACTGGCCGGCACGGGCGCGGGCAACTTCTGCCGCCGCCTCGGGCGTCATCATCAGCTGCTGCACCTGCGCCTGCAGGTCCGGGAAGTTGGCGAGCGGGTCTACGGAGACGGATTGCCCGGCGTGTGCCGACAGCATCTGCAACTGCGGCTGCAGCGCCTGAAGTGCCCCGGCGAAGTCGCCACGATTCATCATGCCGATGATCGACATGGCCTGCTCGAACTGCTCGGGCTGGACTTGGTTCTCTTGCCAAACCTCGCGGATCGCGTTCACTGCCGGCTCGTACTCGGCGAGCTTGGCGTCACGTTCCTTGATGCCGTTCGCAAGGGCTTGGAACCGCTCTTGCGCCTTCGGGCCGAGGCCTTCGGGCATCTTGGTCGGGTCTTCGGGGATGACCGGGGCGAGCGCAGCGGCAGGCGCGGCAGCCTGTGCAGCGAGGGCGGCGGCCTGGTCGGGCGCTGCAACACCGTCAGCGTCGACAGCTTGTCCAGCTGCATCGCGGAAGGTGAAGCGGCCGAACTCGTCACGCGGCTGGCCGGCGATGGGCTCGGGGACGGCCGGCGCCGAAGCGCTCAGGCCACGGTCGATGGCCTCGAACATCGTGGCCGGCGCCGCCGGGGCGGGCGCGGGAGCCGGTGCGCTGACGTCAGCGACGGGCGCGGCAACGTCGACAACACCGCCGCCAGTCGACCCAAGGTCGTCCGGCCGGCAGAGTTTGAAGCGCTTGCGGAAGAAGATCACGGCGGTCCTTTACTGGATGACGGCGCTCTCTGGCGCCATGGGCTCATCTTGCGCAGGACCAGGGGGAGTTTCTTCCACGCTTTGAGGCATGCCCTCAAGCGAGCGAACAAACTGGAGCGTCTGGCCAAAGGCTTGCGCAGCAACAATCGGTTGTTGGGATGTTGCGATCTGCGCGGCTGCGGAGACATAGCCCTTCTCCACTTCATCTTTGGCCTGCTGCAGCGCCTGCATCAGTTCCTGAACCTTGGCCTTGAGCTGCTGGTTCTCTTGCATCAGCATCGCCGGGTCGACTTGGCCGTCCTCCGGCGCAACGGGGAGCATCTTGTCCAGGTCGATCCGCTCATCAAAGCGGCGCAGGGTCTCGCGCAGCATCTCGACGAGCGCCTGGCCGAGCTTGATCTGGCCCTCTTGGTACAGCTGCGAGACGGTGCTGATCGTCTTCTCGATGACGGGCTGCAGCTTCGTCCAGCGGTCTTGTTCTTGCAGGCGATCAGGGCGGCCGGTGGAGCCAGCGCGCACGCCGACCATGACCATGGCGAAGATCTCGTCCGCTGAGAGCTGCGGCCACACAGCCTTCGGCCCGGCGATCTGCTTGACCTCATCCTCGCTCAGCTTGCGCAGACACATCTGCAGGGCGTAGCTGCCGCAGTCAGCCAGCAGATCCTCAATGACGTCCTGACGCTCGGCACTGCGACCGCGCAGACCCTGGCTCAGGATCTCGGCCTCCGTGGCCGTCTTGGCCTGGAGCACAGACCCACGGGCCGCGTCGCCGCCGCCGATCAGTTGCTCGATGTCGGCGCGGGCCGGCGATGTGTCGTAGTTCTTCGGGTCCAGCGAACCGAGCGAGCCCGAGAAGATGTCGTCGCTGATTGGGCCGGCTCCGGTGCCCTCGATGGTGATGACGTCGCCACCCTTGCGGTTCGCAATGCGCGTCAGGTCGTCGTCGGTGAGCTTGCCACCCTTGCGAACCACGTTGAGCGGCAGGCAGCCGCGCCGGTCGTTCACGAAGTCGTCGCGCTGCTCGTTGTACTCGGTGACCAGCGGCTCGATCAGCTCGACGTCGGACAGCGGGAAGAATGAGCCGTCGATGTCGTTCCAGGCCAGCAGGAAGAATGGATACCAGCGCTTGCCGGTCCAGTCCGGGCTCGCCGGCTCGCAGCAGAAGCCCTCTTCACCCACGCAGACGGTCAGCACGCGGTTGCTGTTCTTGTCCCAGATTTCCCACACGCACAGCAGTTCGGCAGACTTGTCGGTCGCCTGGGCGGTCATCTGACCAGCCTGCTCGCGGTAGCCGGTGGCTTTCTTTGGGTCGTAGCCGAACCGCTCTTTGTACGCGGTGCGACTCATCCATACGCGATGGCCGATGGCGCCGGCCCGCGTGTAGTCGTTCAGCTCGGCGATGCTCTCGTCGATGACCAGCACGTTTTCGCTGAGCACGAAGTCCAGCGCCGGGCCGCGCGACACGACGATCTCGGCCTGAGTTTCCAAGCCGGCGATGGTCTCGCGCAGCTGTGCAATCTGCAGATCAGTGTCAGAACCGGCCTGCGGGTCGTCCAGGGCGTCGCGCTGGGCCTGCAAGCGCTGCAGGTTGTCCTGTGTGTCGTTGAGCCGATCGGCAATGGCTTGATCCTTGCGGACGTCCTCTTGCCAGCACAGCTTCCACCAGCCGATTGACGTCGTGTAGGCCGCTGTCAGCAGGCGCTTGGCCTTCTGCTTCAGCCGGCAATCCACGATGATGAGCTGATGCAGCAGGGTCTCGGACGTCTGCCCGAACTGACGCACCAGCTCCAGCCGCTCTTGCGGAACCGCAGCGGTCGGGCTCACCGCGAACTCGGGGTTCTTGGCGTAGATCTGCGGCCTCATCATGGCCAGGTTGGCGAAGTAGAGGTTGGAGCGCAGGCGCTTTTTGTCCTCCCCGTCGCCGACCGAGCCTTTCAGCAGCTTGCGGTTCTTCTCGAACTGCCGCGTCGCTTCCTTGATGGCGGGACGAGCAAGCGCGGCGTCAATCCGCTTCAGCCAGTCAGCCGCGAGTGCCTTGTCCTGCGGACTGACCTCGCGCGCCTCCTTGGGCTGGTCGGATGTGACGCCTTGCTCGCCGGCCATCGATTAGCCCTGCACCTTCACCGAGCAAGTGCCAGAGGTGTAGGCAGTGACAGCGCCATGGATGTAGCGCGACAGGCGGCCCTCGGTCGTCAATCCGGCATTGGTGGCGGCCATGACGATAGCGGTCGTCGCCTTGGTCGACGTGCTGGCGCTGGTGGCGTTGGTGTTGGTCACACCCTGGTCAGAGCCGGACTGGCCCAGCGCATTGACGAAGCCGCTCTGGCTGTTGTCGTTGGCGGCGAACTCGGCGTAGCTGGCGAAGCTGGTCAGCGTGATGGTGCCGACCAAGTTGCCGCCGATCTCAACGCTCACGGAATGGTCATCCATCAACGGCGTGGTGTCGAAGATCTGTGCAGCGCGGACCGTGCCGCCGTGCGCGCCGTTGCCGACAGAGCCCAGGAGCTTGAACGTGGTCGCGGTGACCAATTCCAGCGTCCACTCGCCGTTGGCGGCGGTGTTGCCGGTCACGCCCGAGATGGCCAGGCGGTCGCCGGTCTTCAGGCCGCTGTTGGCAGCCACGGTGATGACGATGGGCGTCGCGTTGGTTGAGCCGGAAACGACGATTAGGTCAGCGGCAGAGCCGGCCGAGCCGAGGGATTTGGTCTTCAGGGACATGATTCACTCCTAGGCAGAGAACAGCCCTGCAAGCCGGGCACGAAGCGATGGGCCGTGCCGCCCGGGGGATCAGTGGCCGCCAGCCATCACGATGTCTTCGCCGCGCAGCTTCTCGATCAGCTGGGCGTCACGGTCGAATGCGTCGGAGCGGTCCGCGCCCTTGCGCGAGGCCAGGTCAAGCCGGTCAACGGCGCCGATGGTGGAGAGGCGGGAAAGCGCGGCCTGCGCCTCTTCGTGCTGCTTCTTCTCGGCGTCGAGCGCCAGGATCACGTCGAAGAGTCCGGCAATCGCAACTTCGTCCGCCTCCTCGCGGCAGGTCAGGCCAGACATGACGATCACGTCACCGCCGACCGTGCAGCCTTGCGGCAGCGGGGCGCCATCCAGCACCCCGCCGACCGTGTAGACCCAGAATGGGGCGAAGTCGCTGTCCAAGCCCTCGTGCTCGAAGATGACGCACGGGTCGACGACGCGCTGCAGCTCAGAGGCGGTCAGGTTTCGCCGAAAGGCGAAGTTGGGGGCAACGTTGGCAGCTGCGATTTCCATAGGCTCCATTGAGCCCAGGACGGCACTGACTTTCTTCCACGATTCACTTTTGCGCGAGCACCCAGTCCAAGGTAAAGGGCGCCGGCCCCTTCAACTCGCGCGGCTTGCGGACGCGACTCACCGGGCGAGCCATGCAGGCATATCGCGTGTCGTCGCCCGCGTGGTCTTCCATCTTGGTGTTGATGTCTTCCATGCGCTTTTCGTCGTGTTGGAGGGCCGGCACGGTGCGCCACCAGTCCGCGCAGTCCTCGGACACGTACAGCATGGGCTCGCCGTCGTCGACGTCTTCCCACTCAAGGCGGCTGTACATCTGCTGCCAGCCCAGCGCGCGGGAGTTGTCGGCCCCCCTGAACCGTGGCCCGACGTTCTCGCGCGGCCTGGCCGGGTCACACTGCAGCATCCCCTCGGCAATGCTGGGGCCGCCGTTTTCTGCCCAGATGGCAGGGTCGGCAACACTCATGCTGTCGTCGATGTTCTCGCCGGCCTCGCGCTCCTTGATGCCGCGCCCCACGGCCTGGGAACTGAGCCGCAATCCCTCGTCTGGCTTGCTCTTGCCGCTCTCGTCCTTCTTGCAGCCGTACCACTCGCGGTAACGGATGATCGCGCCACGGGGAAACATGCGCTCCGTGCCATTGCGGAACTTGACCCATTCGCCGCCCTCGGCCACGCACCACCAGCCAACGCTGAATGGCTTCGCGCTGCCCCAGTCGAAGCTGCGGAACTTCGTCCAGTGCTTCGGGGGCGTGAAGCCGGGCACCGCGTGCTTGTCGCGCCTGATGCAATCGAAGAACGCCCCGGCGATGATGTCCCAATCGCCATCACGCATGGCACGGACAAGCTCCTTGGTGCCCAGGCCGCCCAGCTTGCCCTCGTAGTCCTCCGCATCGAGGTGCGGGTTGTCTTCCAGTTTGGCCGGAATGTACTGGCGGAGCATGCCGCCCTCATCCTTGCCCATGCGCCGCAGTTCAAACGGCTGCGCGTTGTCGATGAAGCCAGCCTTGACCCACTGGTGCCCGATGTTGCCCGGGTTGCTGCCGCACAGAGCCAACGGCAGCTTGGCCGACAGGTCTACACCGAACTCTCGCTGAAAGAACTCCAGCGCCTTGGGCGGGATCTTCAAGCCTGGCGCGCGAAGCCGGCCGCGCAGGAAGCGATAGATGATCTCCGTGAACATCGTCAGCTCGTCGATCAGTAGGACGTGGATCTCGGCGCCCAGGTACTTGAACCGGTCTTTCTCGTCCTTGCAGTGGCACAGGAAGATCTTGGAGCCGTTCTTAAACCTGATCTCGTCCTCGACGATGGTTGCCCGGCCGGTGATGACCCAATCGGCCAGCATGGCGGGGAAACCTGCGGGGCCTTCCATGTGGTTCTTGATCAGATCCTCACGGATTCGCCGGAACAGGTAGACGTTGACCCCAGGTATCAGCCAACACAGGATGACCGCCAGCGCGCGCATGAACCACGACTTGCCGCCACCGGCTGCGCCGCCGTAAAGGATCTCGGTCGCTGGGCTTTCCAGCGCCTCGGACTGCTTGTCGGTGAATTCCAGGCTGATCATCGGCGCCGCACAGTGATTGAAAGGTGTCCATCCCCGTGGGCCGCCGCGTCGACCGCCTCTAGCTCTTTGATGCGGTCTTTGTTGGCCGCAATCAGATTGCTCGCGGGGATCAGCGCCTCATTGGCCAACTTCGTCAGCACCCCAACGCCCTTGAGCGCGGTCAGCGATTTGTCGGAAAGCGGGTCGGCGTCATCAACCTTGCAAACCTCCGCATTGGCGAGCGCGTGCAGCCTGTGCCCCGTCCTTGTGCCGAGAACCGCCGCCGCCGCGTAACTGCTGCTGATGTCGCGCAGCTGCTCAGACAGGGTGACCGCCACCTGACGCTGCGCAGCTGGCAGCGCCTGAAGAGCCGTGTGCGCATCGGCCAGCTTCCCGGCGACGGTGCGCACTTGCGTACTTTGCGTACTTACGCTTTGGTACGCGCCGAATCTCTTGCGGATCGCCCCCTCGCTGACATCAAACTCGCGACCGAGCGAACGCGCCGTTTCTCCAGCAAGTAGCCGCTTGTGCAGCGCCTCCCACTGGTCTGGGCTGAGCTTGGAGGGGCGAGCCATCTACTTGCAGGCCTCCGGCTTCGCCTTGCAGTCCACGGCCGGCGGCTTCTGCTCGGGCTCGCAGGGGTTGCACCCCCCCCCGCCGCACGCAGTGAGCACCAGAGCCAACATCAGTGAAATGAGCTTCATAGCGATTCCTCGATTTCCACATAGATCTCGAAGCGCGACTGATGCGCGCGGTATTGGGCGGGGCAATGCTTGGCGTAGAGGCACAGCACGATCCGCGCGTCGGCTTCCTTTGGGTCTCCCCCTTCGGCCCAGTTGCGCACGGTGTTGACGTCGCGCTCGGTCTTGCGGGCGACGGTCTGCATGGAGACGCCGGCCGACATCAGGTCGCGCAGGATGCGGAACCAGTCGCGCCGGGCCTTGTTCGTGGCGATGGGCACGGTCAGTCTTGACATGCGTCCTCCTGTTTGTCTGTCAGATAGCGGCGGCGCTTTGGCATCCTGTCTGTGGTGCCAACGTGCCAGCCATGGCAGCGGTTGCAGTGGTAGGGCGCCACATGGGCGTCACGGTCGTTGTTGGTGCGCTTGGCCATCTTGTCGGCCGTGGGCTTGTCCAGGTACAGGCGCTTGCCGAGGCAAGAAAGCGGGACGCGGTCCGTCATGCCTTCTCCTGTAGCCCCCGAGCCTTGGCCCGATATGTGCTTTTGATTGCCCTGTAGTCGTCGTGCCGAAGGCCGGCGCGCGTGGTCGGGCCCTCCAGCTCATCGACGACGGCCTGACCCCAGCGGCCCACCATGCCGGCGCGGAAGTCATCGCGCTTTGCCCCGCCCGGCCGGTTGCAGCCCTTTCGCTGGGCGTTCACGTTGCGCTCATCGAACGCCAGTTCTGGGGCGGAGCCGCGCGAGACGAAGTGACCCGCATCGACGGCGCCGCCTGGCTTGGCGCTGTTCCAGTCCAGTGGCTCGCCGCAGCAGATGCAGCCGTAGCCCGCGGCCTTGTCCCTGGCGCGGATGTAGCGGTTGAACTCGGTCTGCGCCTCGGCGCGCAGTTCCTTCAGCGTCTTCAGCGCCTCAAGCTGCGCCTTGGTCTTGCGCTTGTCGTCGGCCGCTGCTTTCTGCCTCTCGAACTCTTTCCTGTGCTCGACCATGCTGGACGCGCATTGCGGCCCGCACGCCTTCTGCATCGGCCGGAACGGGCGATACCAGCCACCGCAACCGCCACGCCTGCTTGAGCATTTCTTCATCTTCAGCAGCGGCACATCTGCCTTGGCAGGCGCTGTAG